CGATATCTCTTATTGAGTCTAGATTTCTAGCTCTACTAAGAGAACCAATGGTATTTGCTAAAGCTTCCATGATTGGAAGTTTAGTTAAATAGTAGATTGGAGATGTCCATATATCTGATGGATCTGCTAACCCTATTGCTGCCTGCTCAACTAGCGAAGGTCTTGTTATAAGATCTTTTGCATAGTTGATATATTCAGCATTAACTTTTCTTAATGTTTCATCCATTGCCATATATATCCAGTTATTAAGTTCAATTTCAGGAAACTGAAGTTGTCCTTCATAATTTGGGAATCTATGTTTAATATTTTCAATAAATGGAGTTATATCTCCATGTAAGAATTTATTAAAAGCATGAAGACTAGCAACTCTAGATTTTATATTTAGAGCATGTTTTGTTTTCATTCCAATGATGTTCATTAATGAAAAGATAAGATCCGGTATCGACAGTAAATCCTTAGGATAGTACCCTCTAGTGTAAATCAAATCATATAACGCCTGATATAACAGGTGATATTTTGAATGATTTTCTAGGAGACCTCTTATTTGGATTCCTGTAACTTCCTGACCAGAGATGAAAACTCTTTTAGCAAATTCATACATATTTGAAGATATGTTTGATTTTGGTATGGAGATTTCCACTCCTAAACTTTTCATTATTCTTTGGTATTCTTTTGCTACTTCATCATGGTAGATTACAATATCATCCCCGAGTATTTGGTAATAGAATTTATTTCTAAGACCTAATAGATCGTGAATATAATGTAATACTACGTGATGAGTTAAGGTAAAACAAGACCAAGAAGAATAAGCTCCCATAGGTTGCCCAGCACAATAATATATTTCAGTATTAGATGAAGATTTATCTTCACCTGGTACTGTGTATATATGTGGTGGTAAACCTTTAGGAAGTTGGAAAGGATAGTTGATTAAAATCTTTTCCCATTGATTTCCTACATCATCACCGAATAAAGTATTCATTAATTCTCTTTGGAGAACTAATGGAAACCGATCCGTTGCTGCTGTAAGGTCAAAGGAATAGAATTTATGTCCCTCTGGTTTGTCAAGGATAAAGGGATCTTGAGTAAATGTTCTATCAGTTGGTAGTAATGATAGGATTTTGAAATGGATACGATGTATCTGTCTCAACCATGTTTGAGACCAAAAGTCAAAAATTGCGATTATTCGCGATTTTGCCTCTGGATCTTTCACAATGGATAGTCTTCTCATTACTCCAGATTCTTTTGCAATTAATGGAGTAAAGAAATCCATTGAAGCTTTACCAGCTTTAATGAGTTTCTT